GTCAGACCGAACCAATTGCAGTGTGATCCGTTGCGCAACAGCCGAAGCAGATGACATCATTGCACGTTGGATATCATTACACCCCCAAGACGATCACGTAGTAGTTAGTTCAGACACAGACTTTGTTCAATTAGTCGCAACTAACGTCACACAATACAACGGCATTACAGATGAACTGATCACACTGGAGGGCATATTTGATGCCAAGGGTAAGCCTGTTACAGATAAAAAAACTAAACAACCAAAAACCATCCCGGATCCGGCCTGGCTACTATTTGAGAAGTGCATGCGTGGTGACACGTCAGACAACGTATTCTCTGCTTATCCGGGAGTACGTGAAAAAGGGACAAAGAATAAAGTTGGTCTCCGTGAGGCCTTTGCCGACAGAGACAAGCGAGGATATTCTTGGAACAACATGATGCTTCAGCGTTGGTCAGACCACAATGGACTAGAGCACAGAGTATTAGACGATTATGAACGTAATTGTACATTGATCGATCTCAACGCACAACCGGATGCGATTAAAGACACAGTGGATGCTGTGATCCGGGAACAGATCAGTCACAAGGATGTGGGACAAGTGGGCAGTCACTTTCTCAAATTCTGTGGCAAATATGAGTTGACCAAGTGTAGTGATTCAGCAGAGTCATTCGGACGTTGGTTAAACGAAACATACAAAGGAGTATTAAATGATACACGCCAAACCAGTAATTGACAACGAGTATTGGATCTTGAAAAAAGACGACCAAAAAGTTGGTAATATTCAAGCAGTTAACGATGGTTATCAAATAACTATTGAGAACAAAACAGGACTGTACAAAACCATTCCCATGTTGCGCAAACGTGAGAATGTGGAATTTGAGCCAGCCGAAAAAGCAACCAAACCAGCCACAGATGTGGTTCATGGATATCCTACTGGGTGCAGAGCACACAATCCTATCTGGGATGTGAAACATAAATTGCCGCTGTTTACCAAAGATACCAAAAGTAAATCATGGTACGCCGCTGGATGGTACATGATCAAACAACATCGCAACTGGAAGCCGGTACAAAACCCCAAACTAATTGTGCTCGAACGCTACAAGTATCAAGGACCTTACCACTCTAAAGAAGAAGCCAATGACAAATCCGTTTCGTGATCAGGAAAAATTCATGCGAGCCTGCGACCAGTCAGTTGACGAGTTTAATGGCACACAGTTTGAAATGTATTGTGCTCTTATTGAAGAAGAACACAAAGAACTAAAGGTTGCTCTTGCCGACAACGACGATGAAGAAATCGTTGACGCATTACTAGACATCCTTGTGGTTACTATTGGTGCACTACACAGTTTTGGTGCCAACAGCGAAGGCGGCTGGAAGGAAGTTATGAGCACTAACTTTGCCAAGATCGATCGAGAAACTGGCAAGGTTCGCAAGCGTGAAGATGGTAAAGTACTCAAGCCAGTGGGATGGACACCTCCTGATCTAAAACCTTTCTTAAAAAAATGACCACAAAAGTTGATACCACATTCGGTGAAGATCCTGATTACGACAAAGTAATCACAGTCAAGCACGGCACTATTACCATCAATGAGTGGGGAGAAAAATACCTTACTCCTGAAGAAAATGCCGAATGGCTGGAGCAGGATCGCATACACGAGGAAGCAGTACACGCTGCCATTGCCGCCGGTGATTGCTTTCATGACAGAACTGATCAGTACAATGTGCAGATCAAATGGCGCAATCAGGAAGTTCATCTGAAGTGGATGAACACTATCAGCCAAGAGAATCATGCTGTGTATCACAGCTATTGGGATCGGTACCATGCCAAAATGGCCGAACTTGAACAGGAAAACAAATGAGTTTACATATAAATCGGTTTATTGATTTGATCAAGGCACAAGAAAGCCGCGGTGGCAGAGATGTTACATTACCACTCAAAGATGCCAAGGATCTACACGCAGATATCACCAAGTTGTTGCTAACACTTGAGAAACTACGTGAAGATCAGAGCAAAGTTGATGAGGTTGTAAAGGTTGAATTGACCGGAGGTACTTTTTAAAGTACCCAGTTTTAGCATAAATAATGCTAGGAGTTTATCAATGAGCAGACCTAAACCCAGTGTGTTAATAGAGCACACAAACAAACAAACTTACAAGACCGAGCAAGTGCTGGCGTCGGAAGGGGTGTGGGCTGTGTTCTACGACTCGAAACCTATCAACCTAAAGACCAGCAACATGCTGACGCAGTATCCTGGGCCCAAGTACAAAAAGGTTAGTTTTTCAAATCCTGGCCATGCAATCAATTTGGCCCGTAAACTCAACGCACAGTTTAAAACAGACAAGTTCAGTGTGGTGCTGTTGACACAAGGGGCGCAAGTGTTCCCCAATGCTCAATAAGATCTCTCTAACTCAACAGATATTAGATCAACTCAAGTGGGATATCAAGCCCACATTAGATCAAGCAATGCAAGAGTGGTGGAAGAATCCCGACGAACATGCTGGCCTTCGGTTAACTGCCGAAGGCTTTTTTGTGTTTAGTCGGTTGGAAATTGCACACTACGAGTTTGATGTCCCTGCAAGTATGCCAGCAAAGCCTGGACAATTACTAACACTTGATCGTAAACTCACTTGTCCGTACTATATCTTTCTTGGCAAGAAGCCCAAGTTGTTGCTGTTTGGCAGCAAGGAAGCCATGATGTATTCCTTGTACGGTGACCTTGAAAAGTTTCTACGGGGTATATCTAGGCAATAACTTATCAGCTAATTTTCGAGCGTCAGCAACAAAGTCTGCTTGCATTTTATCTATTAATCCCCACAACACATATTCACGATTTCTTTGTAAACGTTGTTTGTAGGGTGCAAGATCTATTTTTCCTTGAATGAGATCTCGATTCAACTCTATAGCCGCATGTATTCTACCTGGACCCGGTATTGTATCGTAGCTGTGATCTACTAGATCATCAAACATGTCAAATCCCATTTGTCGGCAGTGTTCAACAATTCCTTTGTATCCGATTATGATAGGTATCTGTTCGGCCATCAATGCATGGAATGTTTTTTCTGTGACAATTCCTGTGGGTTGATAAAATTGTGTTTCTGTCACAATGTTGACAGCAGTTGACCCATAAACGTAATTCAACATTATAAAATTATCATCGTTTTCGGTGCCAGGGTAACAATCATATGGATATTGATGTTGAGGTAGTGGAATATCCATACCTAAACTCACCCAGCCATTTTCAAAGTCTTTTAAAATGTCCACAGTAATTTGTCGGTGGGCACAGATTCTACCATTAAGGCACTGCCAGGCATATGGTCTGGGTTGGTCAAGTATGTGCTTCCACTCATCAAATCTCTCGCGTAATTGTACACTGGTTTCTACATTGTGATTGCTAAACTTAATAAAATTGAGAGACCCGTTGTGAAATTTTTCTAAGTCGTGAGTCCAATGAGTGATTAGAACTCTGTGTGCGTTTTTGCCATAAAATTTTTCAATCTTGTCTAACTCTACACAGAATCCGTCATCGTCTATGGTAACAAAATCAGGAAAATGTATGACCACTAGAGTTTTTTCTGTAAACTCGCATTCAGGCAATTCCAAAGGCCAACCGTGGTCGTCGCCACCATATGGACGTTTAGCAGCATCATACCCCTCGACAATGTCAAACCCCATTGGACCTAGTGTGTCGTTAAAAATTTGTAGGTAATTTCTCATAGAAGTATTTAACCCGTAAATACACCATGGAATTAACAATTGAACAAGCACTAGGCAACCAATGGGCTATGTTTTATCATCCGCAATGGCCTGTGGAAGATCTACAACCAGTTTGCACATTGCCGCAAAGCGTATGCACAGTTAATCAACAGCTGGTACACAGCAGAAACATCACAACTTGGAATCCAGCATACCAAGATGAGATTGCTAGATTGCTATGGGTCAATTGGATGTATCAGCGATTGGGTGCAGAGCCTATCCGCAAACCCATCCTTGTGCATCAAGAACAAGATCAATTTGTAGTAGATTGCGGTGACACTAGATTAATGGCCTTGAGTCTTTTGCTTGATCCAGGTACAGTAAGTGTGATTGTCGTTGTGCCAATCGCCCAAGTTGGAGAGTATTCTGACTGGCGTCAAATACACACCAATCGAGACCTCATGCGGGCTACGGGATTTGGACGCGGTGCTAATATTGCACTACGAGTCAACGATACTGGCAGGATTGAATGGTTAGAAATTGGTGACCATACCACTGCGCATCATTTGCATGATGTTGATCAACGTGTTGCTATGATGCAACGCTATCTTGACACACAACAAGATACGTTTGAGTTTTCAATTGACTGGGCTAGAAGCCATATTAATTGGGACATCTATGCCAGGTGAGGCAAATAGGCCTGCTTCCATTGCTCAAATTCTGCGTCCCAGTTGTTTTTGTAGAGCTTGAGTAGTTCTCGATTGTATGTGGCTGCTTTCAAACATCGGGCACGTATTTGATCTTGGCTTCCATTCATAAGCACTTTTGATGTATCAGTGATACTTTTCCATACAAAAATGCCTATTCTGTTTTCTACAACTTTGAGTCTATCATAGTGATTGTGATCAATCATGTCGCTCATGCAATCAAATCCAAGACTTTCTAAGTAGGCCACAGCATATCGTCCCATGTATGCGGTCCACGGTACAGGTAATGTGAGCAGTCTAAAGATTTTTTCACTAAGTGCCACCGTGTTATCGCTACTGTAAGTTTCGCATTCAACGTTTAACCAACTACGAGTGTATATTTCATGGTGCGAGTGGTCATAGTTTTTTAATGGCATTTGTGGTGCCAGTAGTTTGTAGCTGGCTTGCCAGGCCGCTTTGTCGTCATCTGACAGTTCGTTGTTCCAGTACTTTTCAAACACTGCAGGCAAGCGGTCAGTACCACCAAATGTATTGCCGTCAAATTGATCTTGGCAGTTAAAGTTTACATACCCTTTGTGTAAATGTATGCGCTTGGCCAATTCTAACATGAGCTTGAGTCGTCGTGTATCAATACGATTAACGCTAAAACAAAACTGTCGATCAGGTTGCCATTCTGGCATGGGCTCATTGTGACTGTAGATTCCGTAGAAACTAGGCGGCAATTGCCAAACTTGATATTGTGTAGGGCACCCGACATAGTTGTCAGTGATCACTGTGGTGTTGCGATCAAACATGTAAGGAACGTCTATATGGTAATCGCTGGCGCAATCACGTATGTCGTCGACTAGACACAACACAACTTTTTTATCTTCACGATGCCAATTGCGTCGTTGCTGATCATCTCTTTGCCACCCAAGATTAGTTAGTGTGGTTTCAAAATAATCTAGTGTAGCATGCTCTTGTGACAGGCACCCACTGTTCCAAATTCCTTTGCGATGAATGGGCTCTTGTGTAAAGGGATCAAAGTTCATGGAAATACTTATAAACACAAAACAGTTGACCAAATAATCCCAATCTGTTAAACTGTTTATACAGTAATTAATAAGAGAAAGGAAAGCAATATGTCTAAACTCTATACTTTTATCGTTAATCCCAAAGTTAAAGAGATCTTGGAACTTGCCGATAAACTCCGTGAATGCTTAGAATATCCCAACTCTGAAAATAGCGGAGATGAACGTAGATATTCAGAGCATTTTGAAGCTGAAATTATCAAGGTTATCAAGAGAAAATAGTCTATAATTGACTATAATCCACTATAATATTATCGATAATCCCCGATAATATTATTGGATTATCCAGGTAATACTTGAGTATTACCTTGTTTTTGTGGTTTTTTTGCCACACTATTTCGGTTGACCAGAAATGCTCGATTTGCTATAATACACTATGAACTTAAAAAAGCAACCCCGCAAAAAACGTGTCGATCGTACACACATTGTTTACTTCATCCAAATTGGATTGGAGTACTATGTGGGCATCACTGCCAAGACTCAGCGTACAATCAACATGAGTTTGCGTAGCCGAATCAACAAGCACATTTATCGTAGCCGCACAGAAGACAAGAGTTGGAACCTGTACGAAGCAATTCGTGCCGCAGGTGAAGAGGCTGTTAACTATGCCATCATTGACATTGTGCGTGGCAAGCAAGCCGCACACGATATTGAGCGTGAACTGATCCGTCAGTACATGCCTGCATTGAACACTGACGTGCGTGTTAAGCAAATTGGTTGACCAATAATTGCCCATTTGCTATAATATGAACATAGTAAGAAATAAGGAGCCACAAATGACTACAGAATTTACAAGTTGGGAAGACATGACAGAACTAGAGCAAGCCCAATGCACATTTTGGGACATGTACAAGGATGCCTACGGTGTTCGTCCCCGTGGTGTTGATACTTCTGCCTGGACTCTTGATGACTTTACATCTGAGTTTGTGATCCTTGGTCAAGCCATTGACCGCGAAGAGACAGCTCGCAAAGCGGCCGAAACCAAGGCTGTTGAGATGTTTGAACGCCGTGTTGCTGAATTGCTCAGCACAGGTGCCAAGGACCAGGCCATGGCTATGCGTTGGATCCACGAAGCCGAAGAGACCAATGGTGACAATGATTACCTTGCTTGGACACTGGGCTTGCCCTATCAATATTTCCGCAAAGCGGCTTAAGGAGATGACAATGATTAAAGAACACGCACAATCCAGTTATTACGATGAACGCCACGGTGGTCCTTACGATCGCGGCGTCTGTGACAGCTATTACGGTCGTGATTACTGGCCACATTACTTTGTGAGAGACACTCACAAGAGTCCTCGTATTGACATAGATCAAATGACTGACGCAGAGGTTGCGGCCTACGCCGCTGGCTATCGTAACAACGAAGCTACCGGCGACAAAAAGGAGTGGTAAAAATGACAATGCCAGCAGGACGATATTACATTGGTGACTTGTGCTATGTCATGCACCCGGAATGGGACGAGGCATGTGCCATGTTCTTTCCACCTCAGCATGAAGGCCGTGGCGTAGAAGGCGAGTTTGTCTTGAAGGATGGTCGACGGTTTGCCAGCTTTGGCACAGCCTGGGGTGACGGCACATACAACAGCAACATTGGTACCGAACACATGGTGGACTCGGGCTCTATTGGTTGTGTACAAGTTGAAGACATTCGCGACAACACTTACGATGACATTGAGAGTCTGGGTGCTATTGTAGAATTTGCACAACCATTTGAAGTCAGAAAAGTAAGCCTGGGCCTGCTGAAGTTTGGGCATGTGGAAATTGAAACGGATGCTGACTATGACAAAGAATATTACTAAGTTGATTGACAACGGCAAAGTGGCTGTGCTATACTCACCAGGATTTGGCGCAGGTTGGAGCACTTGGAACAAGGGAGTACCAGAACTTGTATTTGATCCAGCGATCGTAAAGTTTGTGGAAACTGAGCAATGGGCAGAGATGGAAACCTATGTCATTCTCAAGTATCCAGACATCTATAAAGGTGGTATGAAAGACTTAGCGGTGGCATGGTTGCCTGAGGGAACTGAGTTTCGTATCGGCGAATACGACGGTGCAGAAAACATCGAGATAAAAGAAAAAACTGATTGGATAACAGCATGAAACGAGCAGACTTTAGTCAACTAGGATGGTCCTCTTACAGATATGAGGCTCTTGCACCCGAGATCACAGACTTCACAGAAGCGCGAGCTGTGATTGCCTACATCAAGTCCTTACTATGAGAGTGATTGTAAACTCTGCTGAGACCGTGGTACTACCTTGGGAAGAGGGCCTGTTGGAATGGCTACAGGAACACTACCCATACAGCCGGTATCAGGTGGTAGAGATACGCCAAATGGGTTGACTATAAATAGTTTTCCTTGTACAATAAAACAATGCGCCTATAGCTCAGTTGGTCAGAGCAGAGGACTCATAATCCTTTGGTCCAAGGTTCAAGTCCTTGTGGGCG